AAAGGTTCCTACGCAGCGTATATGGATGTCTCACACCCCGACCTTATAGAGTTCCTTAACATGCGAGTACCTACGGGTGATGTCAATCGTAAGAACTTAAATTTGCACCATGCAATCAATATCACTGATAATTTCATGCGAGCAGTAGAACGTAATGAGACTTGGGACTTTAAAGACCCACATGAAGATACTGTTCGTGAAAGTATGCCTGCTAGGACGTTATGGCAACAGATTTTAGAAGTACGTTATCGTACAGGTGAACCATACCTAAACTTTATCGACACTGCTAATCGTGCATTACCACACACAATGAGGGCGAAGGGATTAAAGATTCATGGTTCCAACTTATGCAATGAAATCCATCTACCCACATCAGAAGACAGGACTGCTGTGTGTTGTCTATCTTCTCTTAACTTAGAGAAGTGGGATGAGTGGAAAGATACAAATCTTGTTGCAGACCTTATTCGATTCTTAGACAACGTATTACAATTCTTTATTGATAATGCTGGTGATGAGATTAGTCGTGCAAGATATTCTGCAACTCAAGAACGTAGTCTTGGACTAGGTGCAATGGGTTGGCATTCTCTCCTGCATCAGAAGAGAGTTCCGTTTGATTCTCTAGAAGCGCGAGAATTGAATCGTGAGGTGTTTCAACACATCAAAAATGAAGCAGTAAGGGAAACAGTAAGCATAGGCTCGGAAAAGGGTGAGGCACCAGATATGAGGGGTACAGGTAGGCGTAATGCACATCTACTTGCGATTGCTCCGAATGCAAACTCTAGTATCATTGTAGGTACTTCTCCATCCATTGAACCATCTAAAGCGAATGCATATACGCATCGTACACGGGCTGGTTCACACTTGGTGCAGAACAAGTACTTAGAACAAGAGTTGAAAAGGGTTGGTAAAAACAAGGATGAAGTTTGGTCAGATATTATTACTCATGGTGGTTCAGTCCAACATCTTGAGTTCTTATCACAAAAGGTTAAAGATGTTTTCAAAACAGCAATTGAGATTGATCAGATGGTGTTAGTGGAACAGGCCGCAGATAGACAAGAGTATCTTTGTCAAGGACAATCATTAAACCTATTCTTCCCATCAGGTGCAGATAAGAAAGAACTACATAGAAGTCACTTTGCTGCGTGGAAGTTAGGAACTAAGGGTCTGTACTACCTAAGAACGGAGAGTTCACAAAAGGCAGAAAATGTATCATTGAAAGTTGCTCGTGATGCATTGAAGGATTTTGAAACACAAACAATGGAACAAGACGATTGCCCTGCATGTCAGGGTTGATTAATAAAGGATAAAGAAATGAAAGTAGAAATTTACAGTAAGTCGCATTGTCCATTCTGTGAGAAGGCCAAGCAATGGTTTGATTCACATGGGTATGATTATACAGAAGTTAAGATGGACAACGAAGAGGAACGCCTTGCATTTTATCAACGTGTACCTAACGCTCGTTCAGTACCACAAATCTTCATTGATGATAAACTGATTGGTACTTATGACCAGTTTATTGCCATTGCAGATACATTTGTAAAGAAGAAAGGTGGTGGATTGTTAGAGTTCTCAGAAACTTACAAACCATTCCACTATCCTTGGGCAGTTGAAATCACAACAAGACATGAGAAGGTTCATTGGGTTGAAGATGAACTTGACTTGTCTGAAGATGTTGCTGATTGGAAGTCGGGTAAGATTAACGCAGTTGAGAAGGAATACGTCACAAACATCCTTAGACTATTCACACAGTCAGATGTAGCAGTGGGACAGAACTATTACGACCAATTCATTCCCAAGTTTAAGAACAACGAAGTGAGAAACATGCTTGGTTCGTTTGCAACTAGGGAAGGTATTCATCAACGTGCATATGCATTACTGAATGAAACACTTGGATTGTCAGACGCAGAGTATCATGCATTCTTAGAATATACAGAGATGTCTGAGAAGATTGAATTTATGATGGACAGTGACCCGAATACAGTTCGTGGACTTGGGCTGTGTCTTGCAAAGTCTGTAATGAATGAAGGTGTAGCACTGTTTGCATCATTCGTGATGTTGTTGAACTTTCAGCGTTATGGCAAGATGAAAGGTATGGGTAAGGTTGTTGAGTGGAGTATTCGTGATGAATCAATCCATGTTGAAGGTAATGCAAAGTTATTCAAGGCATATTGTGCAGAACATCCTCGTATCATAGACGATGAATTTAAGGGACATATATATGAGATGGCAAGGAACGCTGTCAAGTTAGAAGACAGGTTCATTGACTTAGCGTACAAACTTGGTGACATTGAAGGACTAGGTGAGAAAGAAGTTAAACAGTATGTAAGATACATTACTGATCGAAGACTTCTGCAACTAGGACTTAAAGGAAACTACAAAGTAAAAGAGAATCCTCTACCTTGGTTGGAGTGGGTTCTTAACGGCGCAGACCATACTAACTTCTTTGAGAATAGAGTAACCGAATACGAGGTTGCTGGATTAACTGGTAAGTGGGATGATGTCTACGCTGCTTAATGATAATAAGGGGCAGGAATATACATGAGTAGAAAAGAAATCCTATGTGATAGTTGCGAAGCAGTTTTTCGCATAGCACATAATATGGACGAATGGAGCTATGGTATATCCTATTGCCCTTTTTGTTCTGATAAGTTAAACAAGGAAGAACAAGACGAATTGTTTGACGAACCAGAAGACGAAGATTATTAAATGGTAAACTGGACGTTTGAAGGTTCCTCTGTAAATGAACTGCCAGAGGACTGTGAGGGGTTCGTATATCTAATAACTAATCTTACTAATGGTAAGATGTATGTTGGTAAAAAACTAGCACGTTTTAAGGTTACGAAACCCCCATTGAAAGGAAAGAAAAACAAGAGGCGTTCAACAAAAGAAAGTGATTGGAAAACCTATTGGGGTTCTTCTGATTACTTGAACGCTGATGTGAAGGAGCTCGGTGAGGATAAGTTTACCAGAGTCATACTACATTATTGTCAGAGTAGAGGGATGCTCAGTTATCTAGAAGCGAAGGAACAGTTCGATAGAGAGGTACTCATTAGTGACACATACTATAATGGTATCATCAATGTCAGGGTTGGTAGTTCCAAGATACTGAGAGAGGAATATGCATCTAAGCAATAGTAAGTATGTGTAAATAACATACCTTTTTTGTTAAGACTTTAGTAGTATTGGTATAAATATACGCGAAGACCCCCCAAAGGAGAATCAAAAAATGACCTATCATAAGGACATCGTGAGACTGTGTGTGTCTCATTATAATTAATTAGGGGATGATATGCATCCCTTTTTATCGTTTAAGAGAAAGAAGAATGAATTATTGGAATGTATTGGATTTGTTTAAGGCAACACCAAAAAACACGGATATTATAAGGTTCATCAGAACTGAATATTCTAATGAAGTACAGCACCTACATGATAACGATGTAGTTGCGTATTATGAACTAATGTTGAATAATAGGAGAATCAAAAAATGTCACTCGGTTTAATTTTAAACCACACTTACGAACATGGTTGTGCAGTTTGTAAACTTGTTAAGGGCACACTTTCAAAGATGATGTCATTCTGTATCGGAATAACAGAATCTAGTGGAAGGGCGAAGGCGGCCGCAGAACTAACACGCATGGGTTACTATGCAGAAGCGAAGAATTTAATGATGGAGGATTCAAAATGAGTACGCAAACACTTACACGTTTTTACTGCTCCTTCTGTAATACAGTTGCAAACTGTTTCAAAGGGTTTATCGAAGAAAGTCGATTTGATCCTAATTGGGATAGTCAAGCATTTAAGCAATTGTCTGATCTAAGTGATCGTGAATTACGCGACATTGGTATTTGTCGTAGTGATATTAAGAACATTGCCAAAGGTGGCAGAATGTATAGAGGGGGAGACTTATAATGGATGCATTTTTGTTGGAAGGATTAAGTCGGTGGAGAAAATCGCAACAAGCAAATTGTCGCTCGTATGCAGGATTTTTAACACTTGAAGGTTTGTAAAAGTCTGTAAAGAATTAAAATAAATTCTAAGTCTTTGTTTTTACAAGGACTTTTTTTTGTCTTTTTTTTATAAATTACTTGACTTTGTTGTGATAACAAGGTATAATGGTTACATAGAATAAAGAAAGAGATAGAAATATGATTACTAAAGAACACAAATATGTCGCCACAACTAACGACTACAAAGTTGGTGAGAGAGTTGGAGTGAAGTGTGTTGGTACTGATGTTTGGGCTTGGGGTGAGGTTGTTGGAGTCACTGCCAAACGGATTCGTGTTTATAATGAAGTGCGTGGATTGGTTGGTTTGTACGCTCCACAGAATGTTGAGAAGTATTAGTTATATGTATATAACAAAGTGTTCTAACAAATCACTTGACTTGTTATGAAAACAATGGTATAATTAGTTATAGAATTAAGAAAGAGATAGAAATA